ATTTTATTTAGTTTATTATCAAATACAAAAATAACCATAGCCTCAACTGGTTTAGCGTTAGCCGATGTGGCAATTAATTTTAAGGAGTACACATAATGACTTCAACAATCCCAGTTAGTAATTATATCCCAGTTACTAGTAATATAAATAATGCACTAAGTGGCAAAAAAGTATTTGCTGGTATATCTTTAACTTCAAGCCCTACAATTCCTACTACAGATCCGATACAAAAATTTACCACATTAGCAAAAGTAGGCGAATATTTTGGCAATTCTTCAACTGAATATACGGTTGCAAGTAAGTATTTTGCTTCTAAAACTGGTGTAAATTTAATACCGCCATATATTTATTTTGGCAAATGGATTATATCCGCGATAGCCCCTTATTTATATTCAGGCATAAATAAAAATACATCAACATTGCTAGTAGCTTTACAAGCAATAACAGCAGGTGACTTAACTGTTAGTGTAGATGGAACAACTTATCCTACTACTGCAATTGATTTATCGGGCGCAACTAGTTTATCAAACGTTGCAACGTTGCTAACAACAGCTATTATTACAGCTAATACAGCATTAGACGCAACAGGTAAAAATTTTACTATTACGTATGATGGTGTAAATAACAAATTTGTAGCTAGTATTCCTGCAACTGGTAGCACCTCTACAATGAATTATTTTACTTCTACAAATTTAGTTACGGGATTAGCTACTGTGTTGCAATTTACATTAGAAACTAATGCAGTTTTATCTCAAGGCTCAGATGCATTAAGCACAACAACTAATTTAAATAATTTATCTGCTAATTTTACTGACCAATTTACTTTGTTTTTTAATGACACAATGGGCGGTTTGTTAACTGATGTAATTAATTTAGAAGTTGCACAATGGGTAAATGATGCGGGTGATGCTTATAATTTTAATTGCTGGAGTAATGAGATAGCTTTGCAATCGGCAACAGATGTAACAAGTATTTGGTACTTGATTACTCAAGCACAATTAAATAACACTTCCATATTTGATGAAGTATTATATAATACAGCTGATAGAGCGGCCGCCTCAGCAGGTGTATTTGCATCTATTGACTTAACTCAGCCTAATTCAGCAATCACATTAGCGTTTAAATCACAAGCAGGATTGTTACCATCTGTTACTAGTAAAAATATAGCAGATATTCTTGATGCTAAAAAAATCAATTATTATGGTGCAGTTGGATTAAGCGGTACTACTACTGTTGTTAATTTCTTTTATGGCGGCTACACAAGTGGCAAATGGTCTTATATTGATAATTTAGTCGGTCAAATTTGGATAGCTATACAATCACAAACTAATTTGATGCGTGAATTTTTAGCTTTAGGCGAAATAGCTAACGACCCAGACGGGCAAACATTAATTAGAACAGGGTTAACACAAGCTTGTGAATCAGCAATTATAAGCAATGTTATAGCTAAAGGTCTTACTTACGATAGTATAACCGCTGCCGAAATTAAAACAACGTATGGTGCAAATGTTCAAGAATTGACTAACAATGGTTATATAATTTTAAATACATTAGCTACTCAAGATGTGAGACAAACAAGACAAAGTTCAGTTTGGTCTATACTATATGCTAAAGGCAGTGCGATTCAATATGTGCCGATTAACACAACAACGTTCTATTAATTTTAGGAGCTTAAAAAATGACGCTTTTAGCAACAAGTAAAAATGCAGTAATTCAATTTACATCAGCAATTACTGGAACATTGACGCTGGGTGGGTTCTCTAATGAAAATATATTAGCTATACCTGATGTTGAAATTGTAAAAACAACAATGGGTAACGATGGAGCCCTTAATCGTTCAGTGGTAGCAAAACATATTCAGGGTTCTTTTTCGTTTTTCCCAGATTCACCCTCATTGTTAAAAATTTATACAATTCAACAAGCGGTATATTTAAGCGGATTGCCAATCAATGGAGTGCTAACTGTTTTATTCCCTACTTCCGCAAAAGTATTTACATATGTTGATTTTAGTATTGAGAGTGCGCCCAAAGGTGTAGAAGCATCTGAAGAACAAAAACCAATCACTATAAAGTGGTCTTCGCTACTACCTAATTATGCGGGATTAGGTGCGATCGTTAATGAAATAATTCAATTAATTTAAGGCAGTATAAAAATATGCAAAAAGAATTTAAATTCAGTATTCAAGACAATGAAAAAACGCTAAATTTTATTGCAATTAGATTAGCACCCTTTGAACAATTTAACTTAATTCTTAGAATTATTGGTATAGTATCAAAAGGTAGTTTAACTAATAATGCACAAGTAGAGCAAGTATTACATAACGTATTTCAAACCGGTAAAGAAGTTGAAAATGTAAAATCTAAAGCAGATGTTAATACTTTTGCTTTAATACTTGACGCAATAAAAGGAGCTATCGCGGCGCTAAGTGATAATGATAGGGATTGGCTATTGACAGAATTACTTAAAAATGTTAAAATTGACAAAGGTCAAAGTTATATTATTACAGCTACTATTGACGAACTTAATAATGAACTATCAGGATTTAAACCTATCCTTAAATTATTAACCGAATTAGTAAAGATAAATTTAGGTTTTTTGTAACTCGTGAAAAAATAGACATACCATATTTTTATGTTGATTCTTCATACTGTATCGGACATAAAAACTTATTGCCTATTTTTTCTACAATCATTACACATAAACTAGCAACTTTGTATGAATTGCGAAATATGTATTATTATGAAGAAGCATTGGATTTGTTTGAAAATATTCTTATTAATAATTATAATGAATATTCACATAATGAAATTCAAAGATTAAAAGATGAAGCAGGTGTTAATTGAATTTAGATAGTTTTTTAATATCAATTTTATTTGATGAAGCAAACGCAAAAAATTCAGCAGATAAAATTAATGGAATTGTACAAAATTTAACACAAAGTATTGTTAAAGCTTTTACAACCATTGCTTCTATTGATTTTTTAAAAAATGCAGTTGAAAGCAGTATGGAACTTTCAACTAAATTAGATAATTTATCATATGTTACAAATATCAGCAAAGATAATCTAAACGCATGGGGCGAAGCAGTTAAACGTAATGGCGGTACTGCTGAACAATTTTATACTTCAATATCTAATTTATCTTCTAAAATACGAGAATTACAAACTAACTTTGGTGCTCCTGGACAATTAGCCTTTGCAAGATTAGGTATTAATTTAAAAGATTCTACAGGTCATATAAAAAACGCTGTCCAAGTTTTAGGTGAGTTGGGTGATAAATTTAAAAATTTACCTAAAACATGGCAATTAAAATTAGGTGAACAATTAGGATTAGACCCTGCAACTATTAGACTATTAGCAAGTGGTAATAAAGAAGCGGTGGACTTAGTACAGCACATGAAAGAATTAGGAGACATTAAAGATAGCAATATCGAATCAACTCTAAAATTTCGTAATGCAATGTATGATTTGCAATTAGTTTGGCAATCTACTACTAATACAATATCAACTATGCTTTTGCCTGTACTAAAAGTATTTACGCATTATTTAGAAAAATCTTTGCTATTCCTTAAAAATAATCCCTATTTAATCCAATCAGGATTGATCGCAATAGCAACAGTGGTAACAACTATACTAGCGCCTGCATTTTTGCGTCTAATGGTGTCTATGGCTCCTTTATTAGGTATTGGTGCTGTTATAGCTGGTATAGCATTGGTTATACAAGATTTAATTGTTTGGTTACACGGGGGTACATCAGCGTTTGGAGAATATTATCAAAAAATAGCCGATGTAACCGCTGGCATGCGTAAGTTTATATCTGAACACAAAGAGGGATTAACCACACTGGCAAAAGTATTAGGTGGTTTAGTAATAGCATTTCAAGCAGTTAGAATAGCTATGTTAGCGGTAAGTATGACACCAATCGGGTTGGCTATTACTTTAATTTCAACGGCATTGGTTGGATTAATTACCCACTGGGACGATGTAACCAAAGCGATGGACAGATTCGCAGACAAAGCAAGTAATGTTTATGGTAAAGTAAAAGACACATTTAGCGGTGGCGTTGACAGTGCTAAAAGTGGAATAGCTAAAACTTATGATGCTACAAAAAGTGCTATAGCTGGTACTATATCTGGCATTGCAGATGCGTTAGGTTTTGATAAAGAAAAAGCGTTAACCATAGCAAATATTGAAAGTAACCTTAATCCAAATGCAAAAGCTAAAGGAAGTACAGCAAGTGGATTATTTCAACTTACTAACTCAACTGCTAAAGAAAGTGGAGTAGCAGATTTTTTAAATAAAAATGACCCTACTGTAAATGCAAAAGCTGGTATTTTAAATTTAAAACGTACTAATGATGCATTAACAAAATTCCTAGGCAGAAAGCCAACAGGTGCTGAATTATATCTGGGTGAAATGTTGGGGGTATCTGGAAGTGAAAAAGTATTGTCCGCAAGTAAAAGTACTCCACTTTCTTCATTATTAAGTGCTAGTGCAATAAAAGCCAACCCCTCATTTAAAAATCAAACCGCTGGCTCTTTAATTAGTAATGCAAATAAAACTTATCAAAGCAAATCTGTATCAATGGGTGATGTAAACATTCATGCTCATAATACAAACGCTAGTGATATTAGTCACCATGTTAAAGGTCATATGCAAAAAGCCCTAAATTCATTGGTTACTAATACAGATAATGGAGTGATCCAATGATATATGATGCATTAACTGGTGAATTATTAATAGAATTTGACACCTATATTGAAAACACGTATAATAATCAAAATGGGATAGCGTTTGAGCCATTAGAAAATGGAAGTTTTAGCAGTGATAGCAAACAAAATACACCAGAAATAGTAAATATCACTGGTATAAAATCTATAAATAACACGCAAAGTAGCACAATCACTGTAGGACAAGTTAGAAGTAAATTAATAGAGTTAAACAAATCTGATAGGTTGGTGTTTATTATTTTGCAACCTATGGCAGAAAACTCACAAACTCGCGACTCGCAATGGTATCAATATGGGGTAATTCATAAGAATTTTTCGTTATTTAATTTAACGTGGGATAATACACCCGAACAATTAGAATTACGCGCAGTTATGACATTTCAAGAAATTAGATTAACAAATACTGAATATACTCAACAACAAAACGTTGCTAATCCACAAGATACGCCACAGGCAAATGCTGGACAAGTACAACCAACCAAAGATGAAAGTATATTATCTAAATTTAAAAACGGAAAGATTGGTTTATAATGGCACAAATAATACCAACTCAAGCTATACCTAACCAATCGTTAAACGTTGTAGTTAATCAACAAAATTGTACCATTAATTTATGGACTAAGGGCGCAAATAATTATGTTTATATGGATTTATTTTTAAATAATAACCCAATTATTTTAGGTAGAAAATTGACATTAACAGGGGTATTGCCTTATCCTTATTTACAATCTGTGTTTAATGGTAATTTTGCAATGTTAAATACTAATGGCAATATTGATATTAACCCAGATTATAAATTGTTTGGAATTACTCAACAATTGATATATTATACACAAGATGAAATAAATGGCTAATATAACAAACCCAAGCCAATTATTTACTAGAGAGTTACAATGTAAATTAATTCTACAATCTGGCACATTTAATCAAGGGAATAATGTTAAAATAGTAAATAATTTAACTATAAACGCAACAGTGCATAAAACATTAAATAATAACTTTACACAAGAAGCTAGTATTATTATTTATGGAATGAATAAAAGCGATATAGCAGCATTGTCAACACTAGGTTATGCACCATTAATTTATGAAGCAAATAAGATAGAATTATACGCACAATACGCAGGATCAACTCCTTCTTTATGTTTTAGTGGTTATATAATTAAAGCGTGGGCTGAATTTGCCGACCCAAACCGCCCGATGTATTTTGAATGCCAAGCTACTTACCAGCAAGCAATTGATAACGTAACTCCGTATAATGCTAGTGGTTCAGAAAATATAGCAGATGTGTTTAAAAAATATGCATCTAATTTAGGTTATTCATTTATAAATAATGGAGTAACAGGACAAGTAAACAATTTAATATTAACAGGTAGCTCTATATCACAAATTCAACAATTAGCAAAACAAACTAATACAATGTGTGTTATTGACAATAACAGTTTAAAAATAGCACCGAACGGCAAATCATTAAATAATGAAATATTAAATATAAATTCAGCAAGCGGATTGATCTCATACCCTACCATTGATGCCTGGGGAGTTAAATTTAGAATTAGATATAACCCTGTATTGCAACTAGGGCAATATATTAAATTAACAACTACTGTGCCAATCCCTAAATCAACAGGACAATGGTATGTGTATGACATGAATAGTAGTTTAAATAATAGACACGAAAATTGGTACACAGATATAAGAACTAGTTATAATAATTTAATTAATGATGAGGTTCAATAATGGTTCAAACATTTAACGCCTCAAGAAACTTGACTGATGATGCATCTTTGACTGATGCATTAGAATTTTATAAAACAAAATTATTGCAGAATATTAATACAATAATTCTTGGTGAAGTAATAGAAGTAAATAACAATACAAAACAATTAACTGTGCAATCTTTAATAAACGGCGTTGATAGTAAAAACAATCCAATTATGCCCCCCGTAATTCGTGACGTTCCGTTTGGCGCTATGAGAGGCGGTAATGCAGGGTTAATAACACATTATAAAATTGGCGATAATGTAATTATAGGGTTTTGTCAACGACAAATAGATACAACAAAAAGAACTGGCAAAAGAAGTACACCTGCATTAGTAAGATTTCATAATTTAGCTGATGCAATAGTTTTAGCCCACTGGTCTAATAATGACCCAGAAATATTTATAAGTATACTAGAAGACGGTATAACGATTGAAGCTAAAAATAAGCCAATAACAATAAATACAACTGGTAATTTAACTGCTAGTTGCAATACAGCTAATATAACGTGCACTGGTGATATAATAGCTAATGCTGTAAATGCAAATATTACAGCAACAGGGCAAACAACTATAGAATCACCAACAATTAATTTGAATGGCAATGTTATTATTAGTGGGGCATTAACAAGTGCGACTGCTACAATTGGCGGAATTGATTTTGCAACACATCAACATGGCGCAGGTACTTATAGTAATTCTGCTGGAACGGTAACAGGTAATTCTGGAGGTGCGCAATGATTAGCCAACCTACTTTTGCATTAGATGCAACAGGTGATTCTTATTTAGATTCTTCGGGTAATATTACAATAATAACAGGGGTTGAATCTGTATCACAAACGGTATCAAATGCGTTACAATTATGGCTAGGTGAATATCAATTTAATACAACGACAGGCGTTCCGTGGTATAATATTCTAGGCGAAAGGTTTAACCGATTGCTTGTTAATACTTATGTAGAACAAGAAGTATTAGCTTTACCATACGTAGCTAGTATAGTGTCCATAGATTATATTTTTAATGATAAAGAACGCAGTGTAATAATTAATTTAGTATTTTTAACTACAGATAGTAAAAATTCCCAGGAGGTGAAAGTTGTTATCTAACCAAGGTTTTCAAATAACACCCTCTGCAACAGCAATTGCAGAAGCACAAGCTATTTTAATTGGTGCGTATGGTATTAATGTAAATTTAGAACCTTCTAGCCCAAACGGGCAATTAGTTCAAAATATTGCAATTGCGATTACACAAAGAGAAAGCGACCAAGCTGAAACTATTAGCTCATTAGATCCAAATATTGCTGCAGGTTTGCAACTTGATGCAATATGTGCTAATTTAGATATTGAAAGAATAAAAGCAATAAACTCCACAGCGACATGTATATTTACTGGATTAACTGGAGTAACAATAACTGCTGGAAGTCAAGTTGCCAATTCTAACAGTGATATATTTTTAGTTGATAGTAACTTAACAATTGGATTAAGTGGTAGCGTTACAGGAACGGTTACTGCACAAACAGCAGGGATTATAACAGTAACCGCAAATACAATAACTACAATTATAACGGCGATAAATGGCTGGGACACTGTCAACAATCCCACAACTGGCAATGTAGGGACTACAGAGCAATCTGATGCACAATTAAGAAATACTAGAATATCACAATTAGCGTTTGCAAGTTCTGGCTCAATTCCTTCATTAGTAGCGGGTGCTTCGGCTCTTAATCCGATCAGCTCTTACGTTGCGTCTAATAATACTAATGCGCAAATTGTAGAAGACGGGTTAACAATTAATCCCCATTCTGTAATGGTTATATTAGATGGCGGGGGTTCTGATTTGCAAATTGCTACAATGATATTTAATCGATTAAGTGGTGGCGGAGGAATGAGTGGGAATAAATCTTTTACTATACCAGTACCTAATTCTCCTGGAACATTTACAGCAACGTGGCAAATCGCTGTACAAAAAGCTTTGGGGTTAAATATTACGTTAAGATTAGGTGCGGTTTATCCACCAAATTTAACTACAGTAATTGCAAATATAATAAATACTAATTTTGATTTTAACAGAATTGGCAGGTATATTGATTCTACTGAGTTTACTTTTTTACTTATGAATAATGGTATAATCCCAATCGTAAGTTTAACATTTAATGTAGGAACGTTATTGAATTTAATAGATTATACCATGCCAATTAGTGACAGTGTGGGCGGAAGTATTTTAGATACCGATGTGGCAATAAATTATGCTTAATTACCCTATATATTTACAATATCAAAATACAGCACTTAAGTTTGTTAATTTTGTACAAGCAACAGCAAATGCAATGCTGTTTAAAGATGTAGATTTTACAAACGATTATTTGGATATTAAAACAGCATCAACGGCAGGATTAGATAATTGGGGTATAATTTTAAACCAACCAAGGGTAATTTTTTCTGGGTTAGCATATCCAAAAGTATTTGGGTTTGCAAATGGAGTTAAGCCAACTGATACTGAAGGTTATCCTCAAAATTTTGGGCATGGTAATTTTTTTAACAAAAGCTATCAGCCTACAATTTCATTAAATGATACGCAATATAGAGCGTTATTACTTTTAATATACAGAAAATACACTACAAATAATTCATTAGCTGATTTAAATAACATTATCCAAGAATATGCAACATTCCAAGGTTCGGTTGGAATACCGTATGTTACTACTACTAATCAAATGGAAATAACTTATACTTTCCCTTATGCTTTAGAGCCTTACGAGATTAATTTATTTAAAAATACGGACTGTCTTGCTGTACCAGCTTGTGTACGTAAAAATATTATACTTTTATAAAGGGTAAATAATGTCATTAACGGCACCAAATCCGATTATTAAACCGTTTTGCAATACAGGTACACAAGTTGCTCCACCTGTTGGGGCGGATAGTCTTGTTGCGAATCAAGAAACAGGATTCCCCGACTCTCAAGCTACCCCATTGCCAATTGGTACAGAGGTTCAACAAAATGAAATGAACGGCGTATTAAGGTTATATACTTCATTATTGTTATGGTTAAATTCAGGGGGTCAATTTACATTTAATCAAGCGTTTTCTGATGCAAATAATGGGTATGCACTTGATAATATTTTATGGTGTGCCAGCAATAGCACATTTCAACGTTCATTAGTTGCAAATAATACTGCTAATTTTGTTACTACTCCCAGTTATATTAATGATGGAATTAATTGGATAGACGTTAATAATGCATCATTCCCAGACATTCAAAACAATCCAACAACTGGAGATGTAACCATTGGTGGTAGAATTGCTAATTCTGTAAATAATATTAAAACTTTAAGTAATGATGGCAAATTATCAGGAATGGTTACAGGTTTTGAAAGCAGTGTTTTATATGTTACTGAGCCAGATGGTGAAACTATTAATACAGCTGTTGTAAATCAATATGGATATAGACCATTTCACAACGGTACAGCAACAGAAATATTAGACCCAGCAAATACATTTGCTTATGTGTCAGAATTAACGCCTATTTCTCAGGCGCCAAAATATAGACAAATAAGTTCTGGGGGTACATCTTTAAGAGTACAAGCGGTTTATGATCCTACAGCAATGATATGGATATGTAGCTGTTCTGGGCAAACTGCTGTGGCATCAAATGGTACTCATATAACACCTGTTATTATAGATTTTTCATCAATAGTTACAGTAACAGGTGGCGCAGAGGGTACTGTTGGTGCGGGAGGTATAGTTGGTGATACTTTAGCTTTTACTAATGATATTTGTAGTTTTAGTGGTAATAATTTAACAGTATCTGTTAGATGGAATCAAGACATTACGCTTGGAGACGCCATAAATTATTCTTTTAGTATCGTGTTTGCTGCTAGTGCTATAATATAATAAAAAGGAATTTAAATTGAAAACAGGATTAGGTTATTATGTAATATTTAAAAATTTAATATTTAATGGTTTATTAACAGCAGATAAAAATGTACCTGAAAAATCAAAAGATGGAATTTTTTTATATTTACAAATTACACAAGACAAGCACAACATGTACTTACAAGCACTAAAAGATAAAAAAGAAATATATGTCGATGATGATGGTAAAATCCAAACACGATATAAACTAAAGGAGTAAGCAATGAGAGCAATGTATTTTTTAATTGATAAAACGGGTGCATTTATTAACCCTACTAGTATTAGCACTCTTAATCCTGCTAGCATGATTAATAACCCTGCTGAAGCACAAATAACTTTGACTTATTATGACGCAATACAAACATTATCAAACGGTCAAATTGTGCCAATTACGCCAGTAATTAGTGGAATGTCAGGCACAATAACTGTACAAGTTCGACCTAACCCTGATTCAGCTTGGGCGGATATACAGGACAGTGCAGGTGTATTAAATTTAGTAACTGGTGATAATATAGTGTATACGGGCGGAGTTATCTCGCAAATTAAAGTAACCCCAGCTGAAGTTACTGGTTGTAATTACATAAGTATACAATTAGATAGGGGGAACTAAAATGGCTACTGCTTACCCAAAAATATTACCATATCCTAATTTATTAAATAGTAACGGTGGTGGGGATGGAGCTACATCAATTGAAGTAACATCTACTGATAATACAGTTACTCAAAATGGCGCATCGTCATTTAATCCAACAACAAAAGCTTTAACAGTTGATTTATCAGCTGACAAAATACCTTCTTATGACGAATATGCAGATTTGCCAGACCCTACTACTGTTGAATTACGTAGTTATGCCGCAGTAAACCAAACTACTCAAACAGGTGGACAAATACAAACGGCGGGAATATATAATATTTTAACTGTTGGTGGGGTTGAAGGTCAGTATTGGAGTTTTTTAGGCGAGTATCCAGACAATATAACAATTAAATACGGTAACGAAGTTTTATACGTAAACACAGGTACATCAGCTAACCAAATATTACAACTAGATAGTAATGCTAAAGTACCAGCAGTTGATGCAAGCCAAACTACAGTTGGCACAGTTGTACCAACAAATGCTATTGTAAGTGACAATGATTCTATAAATACAAGCGTAAACAAATTACAAGGACAAATTGACAACGCTTTAAAACCTCTATCACCTGCTGTTAATAATAATATTGTTACTACAACTAGCACAGGAACATTAAAAGATTCGGGTTTTAATATTAATAATTCTCTTCCTTATTCTAATCCGTTACCTACTGAAATTGCAGACGCTTTAAGCACTTATAATCTTATAATTAGTGTGGCAAACGGCACAAACGGGTTACCTCCCGTGTCACTTTACTTTGATACTAATCAAACATTATCAGGATTGCCAACTCAAGGAGATTATACTTGTGTAGATAACGATAGAGTAATTTTAACAAATCAAACCAATCCCGCAGAAAATTTAATTTATAACGTGCATTCTGGTGAATGGACTATTGCACCTGATAGTGCAAAGGTTAATAAGTTGCTCGGTGCGTGGACAGAAATTGTAAAAGGTACTTTTTCAAATAGTTGGACTTATTTAGTTAGCATTAGTCCTGCTTCAGGTGATGTTGTGCCAACTTCAGTAACTTGGAGTATTCCTATACCTTCTGGGTTATATCAAGCTGGAGCTGGTTTATCTTTAACAGGAAGTGTGTTTAGTGTTGCAGATAACGGGGTTACTAATACTAAATTAAACACAATGCCAACAAATACTATTAAAGCAAACATCACTGGTAGCACAGCAAACCCTCAAGATATCACAATTGCACAATTAAATACATCGTTAAGTGTAAATACTAATACGCAATACGTTACACCGCTTGGTAGCGATACAAACAATGGATATACTCCGAGCACTGGCGTAGCAACTTTGGGACAAGCATTAACTAATTTAGGAAATGTAGCTGGTATTATTTTTATTTCTCCTAAAGTAGGGGGGTATAGCGGTGACTATACCATTACTTCTCAAAATATTAATATCGTATCATTAAGCCCTAATCAAGCAGTTGATTTTAATGGAACTTTAACTTTTGCTCACACCGCAAGTAATGTGCAATTAAACAATATATCATGTGAAATATTAAACCATACGGGAGCTGGTGCGGTATACATGTTTGGCGGAAGTGTGACTACTTCATTAACTTCTTCAGGAAATGGTTATTTGTACACTTCGGGAGTTGATTTACAAGCAACTGCAACCACCGTAAGTATTACAGGAGCTAAAAGTGTTGTATTTACAAATGCTACAGTACTGGGTCAGCTTACAATTAATAACCCAAGTGCCATTGTTAGTTTATTAAATTGTTTAAATTCAAAAGCAATTACTTTAACAAGCGGAGTTTTGGGCATTAATAATAGTACAATATATAGCGCATCAGCAGGGGCTAATGCTATTAGTGTATCACCTGAAGCATTCTTTTTTGCGACAAATAGTACATTTTTAGTAACAAATACAACCACGCCTGCTTTAATTAATGTAGATGCGGGAAGTGTTTACAGTATTAGCAATTGCGCATATTCAGATAGCAGTGTTATAGCTGGCACAATGTTAACTAGAACGGGTAAATTTGATGCTATAGCATTAACTACCGCTTTACCTTTTGCAAGTGGAGGAACTGGTGCAAAAACTCGTCAAGCAGCATTAAATGCTTTAGCTAGTACAGTAACTACTGGACAATATTTACGTGGTAATGGTACAAACATATCAATGTCTGCAATTCAAGCAAGCGATGTGCCAACATTAAACCAAAATACAACTGGGACTGCTTCAAGTGTAACTGGTACTAATGTTGTAACAAATGCTAATTTATCAACAATGCCAACAAATACACTTAAAGGTAATAATACTGGTAGTACAGCAACTCCAATTGATTTAACATCAACGCAAGTAACAGCTGTTTTAAATAACTTTGTAGGGGATACTGGCTCAGGAGGGACTAAAGGACTTACACCTGCACCTGGAGCTGGTGATGGGGAAGCTGGGAAGTTCCTTAAGGCAGATGGGACATGGGCTATCCCCAACGGCTCTGGAACTTCTGCTACATATTTTAGAAGTTATAACATAGGTGCAACTAACGGAACTGCAATACAAACCATTACAACTACAGGCACAGCAAATTGGCTAACTGTTACTGCAGCTGCACAACGTTTAATTTTAAATGGTAATACATTGCAAAATGGGGGTTTTACAAATTCTGCTGTTGATGTAACAATTCCAACATCTGGAATATATACAATTACTTATACTGTGACTACCACGGTAATTGGTCTTACCAATCGTGAAATATGGGTGCAGTTAGTAAAAACAACTGGAGGAACACCATTAGCAATTTTAGCTTCTGCCGAACTTAATGGGGGAAGTAATAATAATGGTGAGATAACTATTACATACACAGGTGCTTTTACTGTTGGAGATATTATTGATTTAAGAATGGAAACTATTGCTGGAACGCCGAATGTTGGTATAAATTCGTATAGTCTTTTAATTAATGCTTTAGCAGTCCCCAGTGCAATAACTGAAACATTTACAGTTGGCGATACTAAGACAGGACTTCAATCAGCTGACCACAGTAATTGGTTATTGTGGACAAATGGGCGTACTTTATCAAGAGCAACATATGCAACGCTTTGGAATTTTGTAAATACTAATTCATTAGTTGCAACTGGATTGTTTGGTGCTGGCGATGGAGCTACAACTTTTACATTAGGTAATATTAACGGGAGAGCTATTGGTATCACAGGTTCTGGAACTGGATTAAC